ATTTTATAACAAGTACTAATGTACTGTCAAGTCAAAAGATTATTGCCCAGCGGCAACCAACACCTTTAAAATCTTCTCTTCTTCAAGGATAATACCTGCATAGAAGAAGTTGTAAGAGAAGAAGCCTTGAGTACCGAATGGGTTCTCGTTAGTAATGAACTCAGGTGAACGAGAGTTAAATTTAATTTTACCTTGACCTTTCAAACCAACAGTAGCAAATGCATCCTGAGTTGGGAACAAGATTGGGTAAACGTTAAACTTAGTACCGTTGTTAGCTAGAGAACCAGTGTAACCAGCAGGAACATCAGCACCTAGACCTTCGTAAACTACAGCACCTTCAGCTTCAACGAAACGTACTTCGTGCATAGAACCTACTTCACCTTCAGCCAAAGAAGCAGCAGAAGCATACTTATGTACTGGTTCAAAAGAGAACTCACGCTCATAGCCAACACCACGAGTCAAAGTTTCCAAGTCAGCTTTAACTTCAGGACCAATGATTGCATAGTATGCAGCGTTAATTGGAGTAGTACCAATCTTCACATCACCAGTAACGATAGAAGTGTTTTTCTTAGCACGGTTACGTTGCAACTTACGAGTAGCGCGACGAATCAAGTCATAAGAAACTTTGAACACATCATCAGTAGAACCATCAGCAGCAACACCGTCACCGATAGTAGCCATAGAAGTAGCAGTACCAGAGTACATTACAGTTGGAGTAGCCAACATGTCTAGTTGCAACAAATCTTCCCAACGTGAGTTAGCCAAAGCACCCAACTCTTCACGGTAACGAACTTGCATTGTGTCTTCAGAGAACAATTCAACTTCATCAGTGTAGTCGATCATTTCGCCGTAACGAGCCAAAGAAGTTTCCATTGTGATTTTTTTCAATGAACGTTTGTTAACTGCACCAGCGCCTTCTGCCAAAGTAGCAGCTTGCAAAGCAGCAGATACAGAAGCTGCTGAACGAGAAGTCAAATAACCTTTCGCAGCAAAGTCAGTATCACCCAACTCACGATCATACATGTGCAAGAACTTAGAGATCTTGAACGTTTTGCCCATTTTAGTAGGCATTGCTTTACGTGAAGCAAACTGACCGTAAGCGTTAACACGGTTAGCAGCTTTCACACCTGCTTTATCATAAAAGTGAATAATGGTATTCTCACCAGCTGTAGAGTTTACACCATTACCATATACGTTTGTAACTGCCATCTTAATATTCCTTTTTAGTAGCTAATTTTACATCTTTTTCTGCAATTCAGCATACCAAGCTTCAAAGCCTTCATCGCTATCATCAATCAAGCTACCCTCTGTTTTACGGGTCGAGACCTTCGTAGGAGCAGCAGCTTTCCTTTTGCTAGCAGCTTGCTTAGTATCCTGTCTTGATTTCTCCTGAGCCTTTACTTTAGCTAGTCGGGCTGCTTCGGCTTTTGCTTCAGCTTCTTGTGCCTTCCTATACTGTTGCTCTTGAGCCATCATTTCTTTTTGTCTTACCTTGCCCCAGTAGTCCTGAGATGCTTCTTTATAGTATTCCAAATCAGTTTTCTTAGCACCATCTAGCACTTTCAACTTATCCGCAATTGGCTGGATAGTATTAAACATCCCACTCTTGACATCTACGTGAAGCCCCTTAATCCAGTCAGGCTTGCTTGTCAATTCTTGTAGTGATTGCTTATCCCATTGTCCAGTCAGAATACTGTGAGTAGTTTTATACTCTACATCTTCAGTAATATCATCTAGAACTTCTTTCAAGGCCAAGGCATTTTCATCCCGACCATAATCGTTAGCTACATATTTGCTACCTTCAATATCTAAGTCGAGGGTATCAGTACCTGTTCGCTTCAATACTTCAGCAATAGCTCCTTTGTCGCCCTTCAGCACGTCAATCATCAAGTTTACATCTTCATGGGAGAGCCTAGCTTCTTCCATAGCGTCAATTGTTTTACGCCAAGGTTTAATCGACTGCAGCTTCCTTGTGTAGTCCATAGCTTGGCCAAACACTCTAGGAAATTGCTCCATGATCTCTTTCTGATCAAAGCTGTACTCTTTTCCATTAGCCTTAAACTTATATGTCTCAGCTGCTGGTTGCTCAGAGTCTTCCTCTACCACTTCCATTTCATCGGTTTGTTCTTCATCAGTTTCAGCAGTATCCTCGTCATTCCCGTCGGAACCCTCGGAGCTTGCCTCATCTTCATCAGAGTCCTCTTCCACTTCATTAGTAGTATCATCGTCTGCGCCATCATGATCGGAGTCTGCATAATCAGATTGTTCCAAATCACTACTCTCGGTAGCTTCCATATCTACCCCATCGTCTGCAAATTCCTGAGTCTCGGGAGCGTTCAGGTCAGCTTTTGCCTCCTTAAACGCCGCTTCCATTTCTTC